GGTGACTTCGTTTGCGGTCGCCATCATGGTCTTGAACGCAAGCGTGAGATCGGTGGTGTACGCAAGCGTCAGCGCCTGATACGCGGTCGAGGTGGTGCCGTGACCCGTGGCGGCAAGCGGGCTGGTCACGACGGTTCCCGTGCCGCGCGCCCACGCGATCTTGTTGACATTGACCGTGGTGGTCGTGGTCAGGTTGCCGCTGTTGTACAAATCGCTCGCGCCGTAGCTGATCGATACCACCTTGTTGTTCGCGCTGGAGGTGATGCTGAACAGGCCATTTGCCTCAATGTTGCCGCCCGTGGTGAGCGTGTTGCCCTCCACGGTGAACGACGCAAGCGTGATGGTGTTCGTGCCAACGGTCGAGCCGGCGGCAATCACCGCCGCGCTGCCGTACCACAGCGTGCAGGTGTGCGTGCCGCTGCCGGCGCTATCGAACGTGAGATCCGTGCCGCCAGCCGTGCTGGCGACCGTGAACGAGTTCGCGCTCGTCACACTCTTGACATAGAACACGCCGCCGCCCTGAAGCTGCGTCGGAAGCGTGCCGGTCGTGGTGAACTTGATCGCGTCACCCGCAACGCGACCGTGTGCGGTGTAGTTCACGACACCGGGGGTGCCGGCGGTGCAGGTGACCGTGCCAGCGACATACGGCAGGTTGATCGTGATCTTGGTTCCGCTGGTGTCAACATCGAGCGCCGTGATGGGGTACACGCCGCTGACACCGTTGCCGCCTGTCCAGGTCACATAGACGCCCGTGTTGATGGCGGGCGTGATGATCGCAGCCGTGGTCAGGCCGTGCGCACCCGTGCCGTTCAGTCGCACGCTGCCGCTGTTGGAGTCGTAACTGCCGACAGCGCCGAACGTCGAAGCAACCGAGGTCGCGCTGACGCCAGCGAACGAGGTGAACGTCTTCGGGCTGAAACGGTTGACGGTGCCATCGGGGTTGATGACACCGACCGGGTTGTTGGAAGCATCGAACGCGATCAGTCCGTTGCTGCCGCGAAGGGAGTAAGTGATTGGCATGGTGTGTGTCCTTGTTAGGCGAGTCGGTTCAGCTTGTACAGCGCGCTGGCAAGCAGCGTCGCAATGCCGTCGATCTCGTTCTGAATGTGCGTTTCATTGCCCATCGCCGTGCGGGCAGTCTCGATGTACTCGTACAGCGACTGCACATCGCCGACGCAATCGCCGCCGAGCGTGAACTGCCCGCCTCGGAACGCGAGCGGAGTCCCGGTGCAGCCAATGTAAGCCTCTGCCAGCGCGTCCACGGCGTTAGCAAGATCGTCGTACATGTCGAGCGCCTTGTGCTTGGCGAACGAACCCGGCCCAGTCACCATCAGGTGGTGCATGTGGATCATGGTCACGCCATGCAGCAGGCGGGTGATGAACTCGGACGCCGCGCTGGCGTCGCCCTTGTCGCTCTCGTAGAGCAACGACGCGGACTTGGCGTTGGGGTACATGCTCATGGTCAAACCTCGATGGGTGAAGGTGATCCGTAACCGGAGAACTGGTTCATCATGTCAGACAGCGCGTTGGATTGCTGACCACCAGTCGGCGCCTGCGCCAGGTTGCGCACGGTCTGCGAGTTCTGCTGCATCGCCTGCGCCTGCGCCTGCGCCGCCTGCGCCTTGGCACGCGCATCGCGCACCACGGCGACCTGCTTGTCGGCGATGATGAGGCTCGGGTCAACGCCCAGCATGTCGCTGTATGCGTCAGCCCATTGATCCGCATCGAACTTGTCCAGCACGTCGGGCTTGAAGCGCGCGACCATGCCGAGGTTGCCGACAAACCTGTCAACGCTGTTCGTGCCAATCGCGCGCTGCGCCTGCGCCAGCATGCTGACGAACTCAATCGACAGGTCCATGCCGTGCAGTTCGGGCGGCGCCGGCGGCAGCGCGCCGATCTCCATCATGTGCTGGAACGTGATGTCAACCAGCGGATCCAGCAGTTCGTTGTGCAGGCGCTCGATGACGGGACCAAGCATGAGCAACTTCTCCTCATGCCGTTCAGCCACCTCGGTCGCGGTCATCCGCGTGTCCGTCGCGTTCGCCAGCATCAGGAACAGGTCGGCGTAGAACGCGCCACGGACGCGCTCGCGGCAATCCTGAATGTCCATCAGCAGGTGCTGGAGATTCAGGTTTACGTCGAATGCCGTCCGGATGGGCGCCGTCGCGTTGTCCACGAAGGTGATTCCACCCGGAAGCGTGTCAACGTCCCTGTTCTTGTAGGCCGTCGGGATTTGCAGCGGCGGCTTTGTCTGGTAGTCGATGACCTGCGCCTTGCGCAACTGCTCATGCTGAAGCTGCTTGACATCGCCGAGCGCCTCCATGCCAGGACTGTTGCCATAAATGTCGCCGCCAGCCAGCGCCCAGCGCGGGATCACGCAAGGGAACTGCCTGTAGCCGCCGACGCGCAGGAACTTGCCGGCCTCGCCACCGATCTCAAAGTAGTACGACCCCCACGGCATGTTCTTCGCGTCGCGCTTCGACATGTCGCGGTCAGCGCGCGGCTCAATCGCGTGGATGAGCGGGATCCATGTGTCGAGGCTTCCGCGCTCGTACATGTGCTTCACGCTGTTGGAGCAATTCTCCAGCCCGAACTCCTTGACGATCTCGCCCACCGTCTTCTCAAACTCGCGGTACAGCGTGCAGACGCGACCTTGGTAGTCGTGCGCAATGCAATACTCGCCAGTCGTGACCGGGTAGTGGTGAATGACGTTCTTGAAGTCGGGCAGCACAATCGAGCCGGCGGTGCCGAACGCGCCCAGCTCTTCGTACATCTGATGCAGCGTGCGGTACGTGTTGCTCTTCGCGAACACGACCAGCATGCGCTTGGTCACATCATCGAGCCACAACTTGACGGGCTGGTACTTGTTCAGGTCCGGGTCCGGCGTGGCAAGCCTGAACCACGGGCGTGCAGGGCTGGTCGCGCCAGCCATCATGCCTGCGCCAAGCGTCCGCAGCGCGCGCGTACCCGTGTTGTCGTAGATGCTGTTGTGGCGGCGCCAGCCCTTGTCGCGGTCCTGCCTGAAATAGCGACCGTTTCGCGGCAGCAGGAAGGTGGTGATCTCCTGCCAATGCGCCCACCAGGTCGCGCGCTCGCTCTTCAACTGTCCCCACCGGGTGAACAGCCGGTCGCGCGTTGGCGCGTCGGGGTACGAGTTGGCGTCGCCTGTGTATTGGCTCATCGGTTAGCCGCCAAGCAGCGAGGATCCACCGAGCGAGGATGCCGCCGTGCTTGCGCCACCGGGACCAGTCAGCATCGTGCTGCTCGATCCACCACCAGCGTTCGCCTGCGCGTTCGACATGATCGCGCCGACATCGGGCGAGCGGCGATTGACCGCGGCCTCGCGCTGGCGGCTCGCCTCTTCCGAGGCGTTCGCGCGCGCCATCGCCTGGTTCTGCTGGCGCTGCTGCGCAGCCATCGCGGCCTTCTGCTGCTGGTTGCCAGCGATGCCGAGTCCAAGGGACGCAGCGCCACCAGCGGCGCCTGCAATCGCCGAAGTCGCCAGCGCGCCAACGGTTGCAACGGCTTCCGCGCTCGCCGTGGCGGCGGCAGAACCGAGGATCGCGGCACCGAGAGTAGAGAAGAATGGCATTAGCGTGTCTCCTTCGTGTAGGTGCGCTCGCTTTGTGCGTAGCCCATCCTGCGCAACATATTAGCAACGCGCTCCGCTTCCCCATTATTCAGCGATGACATTGCAATGATTTGCGCGCCGTGGTTGATTGCCCACGCTTCGTATTCCTTGACCAGCCTCACGGCGACCGTGGTGCCGCGCGCCTCGGGCTGCACCCACCATGCCAGCTCGGCGGCCATCACGGTGAACGGCGCGAACCACGGCGCGGTCAGCGTGCCAACGAGCATGCCGACCACCCGACCGTCAACCTCGGCGACCAGCATCGCCACCGCATCACCCAGCAACACCAGGTCTGCCACCCGTTGCGCCAATTGCTCGTCCGTGATGGACATGAAGATCGGATGATTGCCGTACTGGATGAACTCGCGCGCCATCGCGACGAGCGCGGGCGTGTCCTCGATCGTTGCGTGGCGGATCATTTGTTCATCCTCGTATACGGGTCGTACTCGTCGGCCGTCCTGCGCACCAGCCGCTCGCGGATCTCGCGCGGCATCTGCTTGCGCACGGGGTACGCAAACGTCAGCGCCAGCGCATCGGCGATGTCAGGCGACGAGCCACCCTGTAGCCGCTTCTTGATATCGTCCTTCGGCTCCAGCACTTTGCGCCCGATCTGGTCGAACCAGTAGATGGGCGTGGACAGTTCCGCCTTCAGCGCCGTCATGTTGGGGATTGCGCCACCCTGTGCCAGCCATTCGCGCATCGCCCACCACATCTCGGTGCGGCGGTTCACGAACTGGTCGGGCTGCACGGCTTTGCCGCCGAACGGCACCTCAATTACGTCGTACTCCAACTGGCGCAGTCTGTCGATCACGCCGGCACCCGCGCCCGCGTCGATGAACACCGCGTCGGGGTCGTGCTGCTCGATCAAGTTCGCGACACGCGCAGCCAGCTCCATGTTGTCGATGCCCCGGTAGACCTCGGGCGTAAACGCCTGCAACCCGCGACGGCGGATCACCACGCTGCGGTCATCGCCGAATCGCGCCGGATCCACCCCGACGATGAGCGGGGTTTCCATCACATCCTTGTCCGTGTATGTGCGCTGCGCCGCCGCCTCGACCTCGGACAGCCCGATCAATTGATCGTCACCTGCTGCGCTGAAGTCGCACAGGTACTCGCGAGCGAACGCCTGGTCGGGCATGTCGCGCTTCAGGCGCTCGACCTCGTCCGCTTCAATGGCGTGCGTGTCGTATACGGTGTAGCGCGCTGCGTGCCAGTCCGGCAATCCCGTCGCACGGAAATACAGTTCGCTGAACAGGTTGAGGCCGGCAGGGGTTCCGATGAACATCGCCCAGCCACGGCGGTCGGACAGCGCGGGCTGCACGATGTCGTTCCACACCTCGGGCTTGATCTGCGCGACCTCGTCAATCACGACGCCGTCGAGGCGCACGCCGCGCATGGCATCCGGGTTGTCGCCGCCGAAGATGCGAATGGTTGCGCCATTGTGCTTGAACGAAACCGACAGATCGCCTTCGTTGATGTCAACACCGCCCGATGACAGCAGCGGGATCAGTTTCTGTTTCAGGCGCGCCCAGGCAATCGCCTTGCCCTGCTTCAACAATGGGGCGATGTACACAAACAACCCGAGTTCCCGCTGGCAACGCAATGCCTTGTCGATCAATTCCATCAGCGCCAGTTCCGTCTTGCCAGCGCGACGGTGCAGCGCCAGCACGGTGAACCGCCGCTTGCGCTGGTGGCATTCGCGCTGCCACGAACGCGGGGAATAGTCAAGACCTATCGCTGTCATCAGGCGGCACTCCCGTCACCACGGAGATCGACACACCGCCCGAATGCTCGACAGCGGCGCGAGTCCCGTACTTGGCTGGGTTCCAGCAAGCGAGCAGCTTCAGGCGCGTGTCCACGCGAAGGCGATGCCATTGCACCGCACCCGGATCTATGCGCGTGTTCCCGGCTGCGTCCATGTAGGTCATCGGCATCGACTCGGCAAGGCGCGCCGTGTCCTCGGCAATGACATCGCAGCCTCTATCGCGCGCGCGCGCGAGGCGTTCGGCGAATTGCTTGTCCTTCTCTGCCCAATCGTAAACCGTTGTCCTGCCAGCCTTGCCTGGGATCCTGCACCATTCCGTGAGCGGCTTGCCCTGTGCGATCCATTCGCAGACTTCGTCGGCGAGGGCGGCGGGGACAGGTGCGGGCGGTCGGCCGCGCTTGCGCGCAGGCGTCGCTATTTGGATTGCTTTTTCCGCAGGATCAGATGCCACGGGGTTTTCCTCTTGGTGTCTGCCTTGTTGAACTCGCGTGCGACGGATTGCGGCACTCCGACTTTCTTGGCAAAGGCGGGATTGTGGGCGGCGGCTGCCATGAGACGCGCCTGTGCTTCGGACCTACTTGGCATCGTCATCGTCCTCCATCTCGGTGTGGACTATGGCGGGCGTTCCTGTTCCGCGCCAGTTTCCTTCCAAGGTGGAGGCAATGTATTCCCGTGCATCGAGGTCGGACATCCCGAGTTTGCGGTAATGCGCGACGAGTTTGGGATAGTCGTAGGCGATGACGGCGACCTGCCCTGGTCGCCTAAACGTGCCGATGATGGCGGCTTCCGCTCCGGGGATCACAAGGGTGCGATCCATCACGGGTTCCTGCATGGGGCCGTATCGGCTGCGCCTGCTCATGGGTCAATCCTTTGCGGGCGCGCGTGCTGGGACCATGACGAGGTCGAAGCCGGCGAGCCTTGCCAACTGGATGGCGGTTTGCAGGGACGGCACGCGCTTGCCTGTTGCCTTGTCTGCATCGGCGAGCAGGCATTCGGCGGAATGCACGGAACACAGGTCGCGGGCGTTTGCGAGGCGCACGAATGCGTACCGCGACACGTTGTGCTGCGCGAGCTGCTTGCGCATCGCGGCCTTCCATGCCGCAGGGGTGTCGAGTTGGGTGGGGGTACTACTCATGCGCGTAGGGTACGTCAATGCGGAGCGAATGCACTACACATGCGCGCGGTTGTGGTGTCTTTGCACCGCTTCAATAAACACAACCGCCCCGGATCCGTCGTGGGTCCGAGGCGGGTGTGCATGCGGGTGGTGCGTTGTCAGTCTAACTCGACTGGCGCGTCCTGCATCCATGCAGGTACGTCGGACGCATACACGCCGCGTGCGTTCATTGCGTTGATGCGGGCGAGGTTGACCATGCCGGCGGCGCGCGACAGGATGTCGGAAGCCTGGGCAAGGCGCTGATCCTGCTGGAGCAGGTCGGCGGCGCGGTGCGGGCTGGCACCGGGGAGGCCGTTGCGGACGCACTCGCGGCGCCGCGCAATGGCGTACTGGATTTCGTCAAGTTGTGCGTTCGTGAATGTCACGGTGATGGTGATGGTGTCAATCATTGGAGTCCTTCGGGTCTTCGCCGCTTTCAATGGCGATGTCTGTGGCAACATCGGTCAACAGTTCCCAATGGCTTGAAGTTTCGTCGAGGGTCTGTTCATCGCCGTCGATGAACGTGGTGACGCTTTCCAATTCGACCTCGGCGACCTCAAAGTAGCCAGTCAGGTATCCGGCCTCGGGTTCGGCTGGCTGCATTTCCCAGTACGCGACGAATTGCATGTTCACGGTGGTGCGGGGACCGAATGCCTGGACGAGCTGCGCCTGGAGTTTGGGCTGGTACTTCGCCCACCAACAGGCATCGAGGTTGTCGGTGCTGAACTCGACTTCGTGCTGGGTGTAGTGCCTGTACGACTTGCTCACATTGCACCGCCCTTCATCGGCTGGACAATGGCAGCGAACATCGGGTGCAGGCGATCCTCGGCGGCCTTGACACGCCCGGTGGATTCGACGCTGCGGACAAAGGCGCGCGGGCGCAGCGCGTGCGCCTGCTTGATCGCGTCATCGGCATCAACCGCGTAGCACCAAAAGTTCCCGACGCTGCGGCGGTGCGGGCATTCATAGACGATCTTGAATTCGGTCTTCATGGTTGGGTTCCTTTCCGGGTTAGGCGGCAATCACTTCACAAACACGAACCGACTGCGACGGCGCCAGCCGCCAATCGCTGAACTGCGGCATGACCGACAAATCAACCAACACGTTTTGGCCGCGCAGTTCGATGATGCGCGCGCGCCATTCGCTGTCGCCAACGTCGATGATCTCGCGGAACTTGACGATGTCGCCAACCTTCAGCCCAGCGGCGGTGGCTTCTTTTGCATCGCGGTGCGTTGCGTTAGTCACGGGTTCCTACTCCTGTGCCGCGCGTCCGGCGCGTTCGGTGTCGCGTTGTTGCGACGGTGGAATAGTACCCTGTATAGGTGCAGGGTCAAGGGCATGACCACATAAATCTGTCAAGAATGCACAGATAGTTGTAACCCCTGAAATAACAAGGGGCTAGAAGCCTTTCGACCTCTAGCCCCCTATGGAGTAGGCATGGGGTTACTTCAATTCCAGCCGCTGTCCGCGCTCACCGAGTGCCGCACCAGGCACGGGCTTGCCGGCTTCCAGCGCCTCGCGAATGCCATCCTTGTCGATGACCTCGGTAACGCGGGGAACACGATACTCGGTGGGCAGCGCGGTTTCGTCGGTGACAATGACGGGAACCTTGCCACCGTTCTTGCGCACGGACAACTTGAATCGCTCGGTTTCCACCTTGGGACGATTGATCGAAATCATCGCATCCATCAACGCACGACGCAGGCGGTCAGCCAACGCCTCGTCCGCCTTCGCGAGCAGTTCCATGCGCTCAACCTCCTCGCGCCGAGCAGCCGCGCGCGTTTCGCTTACGCGGATCAACTGCGCATATGCCTCTGCCTTGGTGTCAAAGCTTTCGACCAGGCTCTTGGTGGCCTCCGCAAATGCCGCCGCGGTTTCCGGGTCGCCGTCCACCACGGATTCGGCAGCAAGCAGGATTTCCTTCATCTCCGACGTAATGTGATACAGGCTCATGGTTTGCTCCTCACTTGCTGCTGATGCGGGTCGCGCGGTAGTACACGTTCTTGCCATCACCGACGCGCTCAAAATCCACCTGCTGGGTCGCGTCAACCTTGACCGCTGACAGCAGATCGCTGCTGACCTGCACCCAGTTCTGCACGCCGTAGGCATCCGCGAACAGCACCGCGCTGTGATGGATATCGCGATTCACGACACGCACCGCACGGAGGGCGTCGGTTCCGCGCTGCGGCCACGGCATCGCCAGGTTAGCCGCCTCGGTCTTCGCCTTGCGGGTGCGCTTCACCTCGGGTGCCGGCGCTGCCTCGGGCTTGCTGCCCTCGGAAGGCACCGCATTTGCCTCCTGCTGCGTCCGCGCAATGACTTCGGCTTCCGCCTCGACCACGACAGCGGGCGCCTCCAGCGCCGTCCTAGCGGCTTGCGTGTTCTTGACAGGTTCCGGGATCACCGGGGTCAGGAAGTTGTCCTTGGCGGGATTGTCAGCCTGCCCCATCTCTTCGGCGGTGTAGATGCCGGACAGTTCCGCCGGGAACGCCTTGCGCAAGGCAAGGGCTTCCGCGCACTTCGCGATCATCAGGACGGGCATGCGCGGCCATTGCCCCGACAGTTCCCCCGACTTCGTGCGCTGCGCGTACTCATCAAACAGCGCGACAGCGTAGAGCGGCTGCGCGAAACCCTTGCGCATGACCCCGACCCGCGCAGCCGAGGGCGGCTCCTTCGACAGCCACACGTCGCGCCAGACCCCGTCTTCGCCGCACCAAAACGGACCATCCTGTCCGGCATACTCGCCGCTACGTTGCGCGATGAGGCGCGCGCCGTCAATGCTGACCTGGGTCTGCCGAACATTCCGACCAGCGCGAGCGTCCCACCGGGAAACGCTGTAAATCTGACGGGCAAACGGATCGAGTCCGGTGCGATCACAGATCGCGATGAACAGCGCCAGCTCGTCGTTGGTTGCGCCGGAGCAAATGGTGCGAGCGATGAGATCGACCTGCTGCTGATCGAAACGGCCGACGGCAGCCAGCGGACTTGCGGGCTGCGTGCGGGGTGCGCGAGACAGTTCCATAGGTTCCTAC